AGGCAGGCAGTGGAGGAACGCCAACTTCGGTAAAAATGGCTCTTCAATATTTTTTAGGAGACGCTGATTCTAATACATTGCTTGACGCTGCTAGCCAAGAAGATGATGCACTAGGATGTACTCGTGCCATAATCAATGGGCTTGCACAAGCAACTTCAACTATAAGTGTGGTTTGGGAGTGTCGTGGAGCTGCTTCGGATGTAATTTTCCAAACACTTGAAAACCATGGTTATACCGTTAAGTAATCTTAGAAGATATTGCAGATAAGGCGTCAGATCATACTGCAAATAAAACCATGCAAAAGCCCTGACTAGATTTGGTCAGGGCTTTTCTTAACTTATTGGCGGCTTTTAAGTATCTTCTCAATGTGATTCGGGGTGACTGCCGTAGGCGGGATTTTTTATTTAGGCATCCGAGACAAGAGTCTTGAAAGTACAATCACTGTTCACTGTTTACTGTCCCCCATTTCCCCGTCCTCCATCCCCATTCTCCCCCTCCCCTCCATCGTCATATTTGACGATGCTTCCCTCTTGTCAACACAAAAAACATAAATGAAAATGCGCATTGCCCACGTCTCCCGCCATCGGGACGTGGGCAGCGTTTAACATGGCGGGAGACAAGGGCGGAAAGGACATCATGGAAATCTGGTCACTCAAAACGCAAGCAGAACTAGGAATGCCGAAGGTCAAAGTCGGCACCTTTACAGCCATTGGCGGACATGGCCAAACGAATTGGCTACAACTCAATAATACCGAAATGGCTTTCATCAAGTCCATCGGCGATAATCTCAAACTTTGGACACGCGTCTATCAAAAAGCGGGGACCATTTATCTATCAATTCCCAAAGATCCTAATCACATGAATTGGCCGGTCATCCTTTGCGCTTCTGCTGACCCTGCCAAATATATCCGCAATCAGATCGGCGTGATGGAATACAGCAAGAACAAGAGCCAATTCAGAGCCGCAGGTATTCCAGAATTACCCAGCTATCACGACTTCTCTCCTGAATTACAGCCTTGGCTTTTCCACGGAGCCTACACCATCTATCCCAATGGCGGAACCGGTCTCACGTTCAATGGGATGCTTTTCCAAATGCCCATCTTTGATCCCGCCAGTGGTTTCAAAACATCCAAGGGCTGTAAAGGCTTATGGTATCCCGTCAAATTCCTTCATGAGCGTATCTCATGACCATCGAAGAGACCACCGAGAAATTACGCGGCCTTGAAGCAAAGGTAATCGACTTACAACTCGCCGCCCTCCAAAAGTCCGCAGACGATCACGAACGCCGCTTACGGCTCGTGGAAGAGACAAGTACACGCTTCAATCTCCTGCTTATGCTCACGGTCGGCGGGGGATTGTTATCACTGATCAATCTCCTAAATACACTCTTTACCTTCGGTAAATGACGCCCAAAAAAGGAAACAAGAATGCCAGCAAACACACGATCTATTCCACCTTCATTGCAGTGGTAGATAGTGATGAACTGGCAGCCATGCCGATTGACAACTTTCTTGAGGAATTGAAACTCGCACGCGCTCAAGTAGTTGCCCGTCTCGAAAAAAGAAACGGCGAAAAGGATCCCGATCTCGAAATCAAGTATGACATGGGCGCACGCGCTTACCTGCAAATGATTATCACCGCCATCATTGAAAATCATGTTCAACATGAAACCGAAACAATGCGCTTTACATCCCTAATCGAAGCCATGTTAGCCGAAAACGCAAGGCAAAAATGGAAAAAGTAGAGCGTTCAAAAAACGAACTCCGCCAGCAAACAGCAGCCGCCCGAACCTTGCAAGGCTTCGCAAAGAATGTTTTGGGCATCACCCTCCGCCCATATCAAGTACAGGCAGGCAACGCCATTATCAAATCCGTTGCCAACCGGGACGGCAAAACTTTCGTGATCATTTTCTCAAGACAATCCGGCAAGGACGAACTTCTTGCCGATCTTCTTTTATTCCTATGCATGCGCTTTTACTCTTGGAATGCTGACATGGTCTGTGCTCAGCCCACCTTCAAACCGCAAACAATCAACGCCATGGAACGCTTGCGAAAACGCGGCACCATCTTGGGTACTCATCTCACACGCACAGCCGGTTACATCATGCGGCTCGGACAAGCCCGCGTCTCTTATTTCTCTGCAGAGCCATCCGCCAACCAGGTCGGAGCGACCGCCGACCGCCTGCTCATCATGAACGAAGCCCAGGACATTGCCCCAAGTGTGTACGATAAACGCTTTTCCCCCATGGCAGCCAGCGGAAACGCCACCAAGGTTTTCAGCGGAACATCTTGGACGACCGATACTCTTCTTTCGCAAATGACCAAGGTTGCACACGAAGAAGAGCAGAAATACGGCGGTAAACAAGTCTTTCTCGTAACGTGTGAAGAAGTCGGCAAGGTCAACAAATGGTACAGAACCCACGTTCAAAACGAGATCAAACGCATGGGCAGGCAGCATCCCTTCGTAAGGACACAATACTTTTGCGAAGAGATCGATGCGCAGGCCGGCATGTTCAACCCAGGCCGCCGCGCGTTGATGATCGGTGATCAACCCTCACAGCAAGCACCCACACCAGGGCATTTGTATGCCTTTCTCATTGACGTGGCTGGACAGGATGAAGCCCTGCTCGACCTTGAAGGCCTTGGCAACCCAGGGCGTGACAGTGAAACGCTCGACATCATAGACATTGACCTTTCCACGCTCCAAGCCTTGGGCAAACCCACCTACCGCGCGGTCAAACGCTTTGAATGGACCGGCGAAAAGCACACCACCATCTTTGGCAAGCTAAAAGCGCTTGCTGATATTTGGAAGCCTCAACATATCGTCATTGATGCGACCGGTGTAGGAGAAGGACAATGGTCTTTGCTCGATATGGCCTTTCCCACCAAAGTGATACCGGTCAAATTTACCGCACAAAGCAAAAGCGAGATCGGCTGGAAATATCTTGCCATCATCGAGACCGGCAGATTCCGTGACTGTGATCCGAACGATACGGTCAGCATCCAGTACGACAAATGCCAGTCCGAAATACTCCCCGGCCCATCTCACACCATGCGCTGGGGCGTGAAGGACGGCACACGCGGATCAGACGGCGAGCTTGTGCACGATGATTATGTACTTGCGGATTCGCTCACCGCCATTCTTGACGATCTCGAATGGCAATTCACCAGCCCCACACTTTTCACCAAACCACCTAACTTCCTTAAGCAAGATGAAAGGAATTTTTAATGCTCAAGCGCTTCGTTACCGAGCCAATCAAAAGATATTTCGTGCATCTCGTGAAACTTGCAGTCGCCGAGACCGACAATACCTTTTATTCAGACCAACCCTCCACCAGCTTCAACCGTGACCGCACCAACTATGATCGCGTGACAGTGATCAGCGATGCTTTGAAAGCCTGGCGTATCAATCCACTTGCGCGCCGTATTGTGGAATTGACTAATGAGTTTGTCCTGGGAGCCGATGGGATCAAATGGTCATGCAAACACAAACGCACCGCCAATTTCATAAAAGAGTTTTGGAACAATCGCCTGAATATCATCGACATTCAGCTTGACGAATGGGTTGATGAACTCACACGCAGCGGCGATCTCCTCTTCCTGTGCACCGTTGATGATAGTTGCATGATGTATGTTCGAGCCATCCCACCCGAATCGATTGATGAAATCACCACACGCCCCAACGATTACCGACAGGAACTAACCTACGTTCCCGTCGATAAAAGCCTTACCCCTTATGAAGCTTACGACCCCAACAGCACCGAACAAAAACTTTTCGTGCTCCATTACTCCGTCAACCGTGTTGTAGGTTCATCCTGGGGTGAGAGCGATCTAGGCCCCACACTCAAATGGATTGGTTACTATTCCGCATGGCTTGAAAATCGCGCCATGCTTAATCGCTTTCGTACAGCTTTTCTATATCTTGTAAAAGGCAAATTCTCAAACGATCAAGACAAAAAGAAACGCCAGGCAGAGCTAAACGCCAATCCTCCACAAAGCGGCAGCGTACTCGTAGCCGATGAAAGCGAAGAATGGAGCACCCTCACGCCCAATCTGGATGCCTCCGATGCCAGCAATGATGGTGTAGCCCTCAAAAAGAACATTGCCGCAGGCAATGCCATCCCCATGCACTTTCTTGCCGAGCCGGAAGATAGTAACCGCACCACCGCCGAAGCCGCAGGCACTCCCACATTCCGCCATTTCGAGAAAAGACAGCAATTCATTTTGTGGATGCTGAAAGACTTAATCCAAGTCGCAGTCACAGTCCGCCAGCGCGCCGATCCACGCGTACAACCCAACTCCGAAATTGACCTACTCGGCAATGACATCAGCGAACGGGATAACGCCTCGCTTGCCCTCGCAGTTACCTATATCGTCAATTCATTTGGCGAATTATATGATCGCCATCTCATCGACGAATCCGAATATCTCCGCCTTGTTTATCGCTTCTCAGGTGAAGTGCTCGACACGGACAAAGCCGCCCCCGAAGGCCTGCGCAAGGATATCAACAAGCCAAACGGGACCACACCAATAACAAAACAACCAGGCACACCAAATACCAATCCCAAGGTGAACAGGAATACGGGAGATGTGAATGTCCCGACGGATAACTAAAAAGTATGAAAGCGCACTTGACCGCAGACTTGCACACCACGATCGGTTTTGTCATTTCTACAATTTCGCAAGTGACCGTACTTGCACTTGCGGAAGAGATGAAGCCATCCTAGAACTCGCACACTTGCGAGAACAATTGAAAGAAAAGGAGAACCAATGCTCAGAAAAAATTTCACATTCACCTGCCTATCTTCAAGAACCACTGATACCGGCTTTGACATCCTCGCCATCAATGAAGGCGAAGCCAAAGGCCACGGCATAAGCTTCAGTGCGGCAGTGTTGAAAGATTCACTGCCTCTATGGGATGAACTGCCATGCTTCCTTGACCATCCAAGTTTTTTTGCAGGCCAATCGGTCAGAGACCTTGCAGGCGCATTCCATAATCCATCATGGGATGAAAGCGAGAAAGGCATTCGTTTGCAACTCATCCCGAACGGTCCAGCATCGTCAGATTTGACCGCCCTCCGTGAAGCGGCCAAGGCCGATCAAGCCATCATGAAAGCAATCGGCTTTTCGGCAGTCCTTCGCTTGCAATACAAGAACTCAGGGGAAGTAACGAAGATCATCAGCGTCGCGAGTTGCGACACTGTTATAGATCCCGCGCGCGGTGGCAAATTCCTCAGCGCGCAATATCCCATCGGACGAGCGAGCGTCAAGCAAGCATCGTCCATTTCGGCGACACGAGTCGCCAAAGAAGGAGGCACTATGAGCCAGACCAATCCCCAAACCGCCGCGCCAGCCATCGAAGACGAAGAGCAGGAAGAAGTCGTCGAGAACCAGACCGCGGCCGGTGACGATCCCAACGTCACCGCACTCCGTAACCTGAGCGGAACGCAAGACACCATCGCTCAGCTGAACCAGGACGCGCAAGCTTCACGCGCTGTTCTTACTCAAATGTGTGCCAACCTGCTGACCACAGGGCTGGCCACATCCAAACTGCCCGCACCCATGCAGACCCGCATCCGTGACGACTTCACAGCCAAACTAACCGCCGGTCAATTGTTTGAACCGAAAGACCTTCAAGACCGCATCGATGCCGACCGTAAACTGATGTCCGAAATCAGCGCCAATGCCATCGTACAGGGTCCGGCACGCTCTACGGTCACGGGCATGTACAGCACCGACGACCAGATCACCGCCGCCGTTCACGATATGTTCCAGGTCGCACGCCCCGAAGGTCTCGAAAAGATCAAGGCCGCGCGTCTCACTGGCATTCGTGAGTTGTACTTCATGCTCACCGGTGATCGTCAATTGCGCGGCGGTTACCATCCAAGTGAAATCTACCTGGCTACCACAGCCGATTTTTCCGGTCTGGTTGCCAACGTCATGAACAAAGTGGTCAGTAACCAGTGGGACGAACTCGGACGCGCTGGGTACGACTGGTGGCAACAGATTGTCAAGATTGAACATTTCGAGAGCCTGAACGACATCACTGGCGTTCTGGTTGGAACGGTTGGCACTCTCCCCACCGTGGGCGAACAGGAAGAATATCCCGAGCTCGCCATCGGTGATAGCCCCGAGACTGCCTCGTTCGTCAAGAAAGGCGGCTATATCGCCTTGACGCTGGAAATGATCGACCGTGATCAAACCCGCAAGCTGATGCACTATCCGAAAGAGTTGGCGAACGCCTCATTGCGCACCCTCTCCGCCCGCATTGCCGCAATATTCACAGCCAACAGCGCAACCGGCCCACAAATGGCAGACACTGGCTATCTGTTCAATAGCACTGCCCTCACCACCAAAGGCGGACACGCCAACCTGCTCACCACCGCGTTATCTGCCGCTCAGTGGGATGTGGTCGCCGCCGCTGTCTACAATCAACCGATGCTCATCAAGAACGATGCGGCTTACTTGGGCACCGGTCCAAAAATGGCGCTCGAGCCTACGTTCTGCCTCGTTCCTCGTGCGCTTCGCAAGACCGCCTACGATACCTTCCTCAACGAATGGGACGTGTCCGCCAACGTCCACAGCGCGAACCTGCTCAAAGGCCTGGTCAAGCCGGTGGTCGTCCCGGAATGGACGGATACGAACGATTGGGCCGCCGTCTGCGATCCCGATATTGCCCCCTCCATCATCGTGGGCGAACGCTTCGGCCTCAAGCCCGAAATCTTTGTAGCCGGTCGCGAGAATGATCCGTCTGTGTTCATGAACGATGAACACAGGATCAAAGTCCGCGACTTCAAGGCCGTCTTGGTTCAGGACTTCCGCCCCTTGCATAAGGAGAATGTGTAAGCCATGGCCACCGACAACGATCCAAAATTGAAGGTCAGGGCTTACGCCCTCGCCGCTCAGTTCGACAGCCAGCCAATCAAATGGCGCGTTGACCCTGACGGTGCATTCGTGCTCATCCTCGTGGACGGTCGCAAGATGAAATTTGACTCTGACCAGTCCGAGACCGAGACCACCACCGCCACCATTCCGCTTGAAACCCCAACCGCGGAAAAACCTATCAAGACCAAATCCAAGAAGGAGAAAACCAATGCGTAACAATGTCCATATGGCGCTGCCCATCCCGCCTACCAAATTCCATTACGTCACCGGCACATGGACGCAAGCCGCCGGTCAGGTTGCAGGCACAATCGCCATGCACAAAGCCGCCGCTGCCGAAACAACCGTTGTCACCATTCCGGTTGAAGTGCCGACCAATGCCATTCAGCTTCAAGGCTCGAAGATTGCCAGCATCGAAGTTGACTTTGAAGTTCTGGTTGCAGATTGCACCAGCCTCAGCGTGACCTACAACAAGGTCACGCGCGGCGCAGATACCGCCGTTGCCACCGTGACCGCCCTCACCCAGGGCACGCTTTCGCCAGCTCTCACCAGTGCCAAGACGGTTGAACAGCACAAGCTGATCATTCCGTTAGCCACGCAAATCTTCCTGCTCAACACAGAGATCCTGTTAGTCGCTCTGACCTTCGTCTGCCCCGCCACCACCACCCTCGATATCCTCGGCGCGGTCGTGAACTTCGCCGCCCGGGACTAGGCCCTACCGGCCGACACCATCATAAATGATGGTGTGATCACAACCCAACCCCGCAGGCCGAACCCCGACACTTCCGGCCTGCGGGGATTTGCCAAGCGAGCTTTCGCGAAGCACAATCTTTTCGCACGCACGCATTGGCTACTTCCGAACCACGAGGTTCGGAAGATCCTATCGCCATAAACGGCGATACGAGATCCAAAGAAAAGGAGAAAACCGCAATATGAATTACAATCCATTCAAAGACAAGAAATTCATCACCACACTCATTGACGTGATCTTTTTCTTGTGCCTGTACTTTGCAGGCAAATACGCGCCCGTCTCGATCTTTGATGACATCAAGACCGTATTCGAAGCCGTTCAACCCCTTGTTTTGCTGGCCATTGCCAATATGTTCGTTGGCGATTCTCAGGCACTACGCGCGGGCGTCAAACTGACGTTCCTAAAGGAACGATAATTCTATAGGTCGAAAGAAAACCCTAATTTTTTCCCCGCAAACGCTATACGGGCTTGTTATCCAAAATAACAAGCCCGTCCAACCCCAATGATAAAGATTTTGACCTACCATGCGCCCAATACGCTAAAAGCCAAAATCAACCCGTTTTTTGGGCAAATGAGCTTCAAGCGAATTTTGCCCACTTTCGGGCGACCGAGCTTCAAGCGAATATCGCCCACTTCGATGACACGAGTCATCGAAGCAAGCCTCAAACAAATATCTTTCTTTTTCTTCCTTCGTGTCCTTTGTGCCCTTCGTGTTTAATCTCTTTCCCGTTCGTAAAAGGAATTTACCAAATGGCAGTCATAGCCGATTTTCGTACAAAAATCCTGCTTCTTTTGGATGACGTTGCCCTCGCCAGATATACCAGTGATCAAGTTGACGAAGCCTTGCGCGAGGCACTCAACAAATACAACCGCTTCAATCCCATTGAAAAGACCTACATCATCAACGGCACCGGTGCTTATCGCATCACCTTGCCCGCCGACTTTGCCGCGCTTGCCATCACACGTATTGAATGGTTGTCTTCTTCTCCCACCGTCGATGATGCAATCCCGTTCTATGCGTATAAACCTGATGAGCAATGGGAAATCGAATTGCGATCATCCTATTCCACATCTGACACTCTCATCATCTATTATGCCGCTACCAATTTCATTGATGGATTTGATTCAGGCGCAGGCACAAGTATCCCCGCCGAAGATGTGGACATCCTCGCCCTGGGTGCAGCTGGCTTCGCCGCCCTCACGCGCGCTCACTCACGCGCGGAAGCGATCAACCTCGTGCCCAATGAAACCCAAAACCTTTTAGCCCTCGGTCAAAAATATCTGACCGAGTTCTACAATCATTTCGCCACAAAGCCAAAGACTTATGTTGTTGCAATATGGAAGCTGGACACAGAGAGAAATTTCTAAATGCGCTCCATCAATGCAACGCTCAAATCAGCCATGACCAATGGCAGCGGTACACCGGTTATACGCTTTTACCAACAGTCCACCGGTGGCGCAGATCAGCACATCTATAATGTGATCGGCTATGAACTCAAAGGCCTCGAACTACATGTCAAGATCGAAGCCTCCAAATTCGTCAAACCTTCCCAACTCACCGGCTATCTAACACGTGGATTGTCTATCAGCGGAGTCGAATACCTGCTCCCCACTAACTATTATGCCATTCGAAGTGTTGAACTCAATGATTCCTTTGCGATCTTCCATTGCCACATCTTGAATGGCAACAACATCGTTGCAATTCAAGCAGACATTCCTACCAATACTTTGTTATCCAATCTCGCAGGTTCCAATTTCCAAAACCTCACTCCAATTTATAACGTGGACTATACCGAAGCCTGGACAGGTTTTCAATTCGCTCCACAAAACCAATTAATCAATCTCGCCGACAACACCACATTGGAATCGATACTCATGCAGAAATATTGTTGCTACATTTCTGCACACAATGACATCATCGGAGCCGCCAGCGCACAGAAGATCAAATTCTTCTCGACCTATTGGCGTGCATACAATCTTTACAACAATTCAAACCCAACCGTTAAAAACATCACAGCTCTCAAAGACCTGCATCTCTCATATTTCAATCCCATCAATCGCTCTTGGATCTGGACGGATGAACTAAAAAACAAATATCGCCAGAATGGATCAAACTATCGCTTGCATAATCTTGGCTACATGCCTTCCACCGCCACCTGGCCTTATCCCACCAACATGCCAAACGTTCAAACAACATTTCAATGCATGATCTATCCTGACTTTGAACTTCAAGATGGGGATAATATTTCGCTAACCACATGCGGTCAAGCGTTCAAAACCATGATCAAAATCGCAGAACGATTTAACTGGGGAGGCATCCCCTGGCACATGGAATTAAGCCAGATCGACATCGTCCCCGCAGGCGGACAAACCACATCATACACACCGTATAACACAGTAATCAAAATCCCCAAACCACCATACTCTTTTCCTGTGAATTAGAAAATGTTTGACATCATTGACCCCACAAATTTTAGCAATGTCCTTTCCTCTGACGATAACAATATTCAACGCGCATTTGAAAGCATTGATCAAAATTCCCAAGCAGCCCTTGGGTTCACTCCACGCACAGCCCTATCAGCCGCCAGGACCTGCTACGTCCGCACGGATGGTAGCGACTCAAACGATGGCTCGGCCAACGACGCGGCCCATGCCTTCCTGACCATTCAAAAAGGATTGAATGTAGCCTTTGCTCTTGATCTCAATGGCTACAACGTCACAATCTCAGTCGCAGATGGCACGTACACCGGAGCGATCAGCATCACATCCCCCCAGGTTGGTTCAGGACAGATTACTCTAAAAGGAAACACGACAACCCCTGCAAATTGTGTCATCAATAATGCAGGTGTCAATGTATCCAATGGGGCAAGACTATATCTGCAAGGTCTCAAGATCATCTCGTCGTCTAGCGGACTGAACGCAAATACAGGCTCACAAATTATAGTCAATGGCCTGTTAGTGTTTGGCGCCGCTACTGCTTATCATATATTCTCGCAGTCAAACTCCATCATAACGCTGAGCGCAAACTACACTATCAGTGGAAATGCCCAGGTACACATCTATGCAATCAACGGAGGCATTGTCACGTATTCCTCCGGAATGACAGTTACACTCACTGGCACACCTGCATTTTCAAATGCTTTTGTCCTTACGGATATTCTTGGCGTTGCCCGTGCTCAAAATATTACATACTCCGGCTCAGCCACTGGCAAACGCTATAGTGCCACCCTCAATGGCGTGATCCAAACCTACAGCGGCGGCAACGCTACCTACTTCCCCGGCTCCGTGGCCGGTACCACCGCCACCGGCGGACAATACAATTAAAATTAGGTTTCTTGTCCGGCTTAGAATCTTTTTAGTTCACAAAACACTACATTGCACTCATTTACACCAAGTTCAGCTATTGTTGCTCGATGTCTGTCAAGTTCGTCATTCCCGAAAAAACTAATTTTCCAATGCACCCTATTAATATCTATGTTCTTAATGATTTCTTTGAAGTAATCAATGTCGACGGGAGACAATGAGTGACCGAGAACATATATGTTTGTAACTCCATGAAGGCTGGCAAAGAATGGTTGATTTGCTTTTATTATACTTTCCACATTTTTGAAGGTGCTTTTAAAGTACCCATTAATTATTTCGTTCCCTTCAATAATTCTTGGGTCCATATCTGCATCGGCAAAATTGTCTTTTTGTGAAATGCTGGGTTTCCATGTATGCCCAAGCACAATTTCTTGATTAGGGTTTCCAGCTTCGCCATGAATAAAAAGAATATTATTTTTCGGCACTTGATAAATCATTGAAAGTGTCGACGTATAGTTGAATGAAAAGTACTTAGCATTTCTATTAATACTGAGAGGTTGTCCTTTTGCTTCAACAAGTTTAGGTATATATATTTGCGCAACCCATTCTGTGAATCGAGTTTTTAAATTTGCAGACAATCCCTCGACAATCTTGTCAATCTCATATTGATAGTCATGGTTGTATCTATCATGCCAATCATCTGCACTATATGACTCTAGAAATAATGACGCATGGTCAAGAATGGTCTCGCCATCAAGGTCACCCAGTGCTTGCTCAAGGTCAGACCAGTTTTCACCGACCAGAACATATTCCTTAACGAGCTTATAGAGGGAAGGGTTTGTGCTCAAAAGGTAGTTCTTAAAATCAGAAAACCGAGACTTTATCCCGTGATATATATCAAACCCGTTGCCGACTATATAAAGATTTTCTTTATTCACATCACTCTTTCTTTATGGTTGTCGGGCTGTTCCTGGCGGGTCACAGGGCGGGCGCGTAACTTCACGATCGCAGAGTAAACCCGCGGTTGACAACTGTTTTAATCGCTTAGCATTCCTTTGATTTGTTAAACAATCTGGCTTCCCACGCAATTTTGTTTTCTTCATCCGGCACGGCTATCATAAGTATTCGGCGTGCTCTGGTGATCCCAACATATACAATTCTTAATTCTTCATCATCCGAAGCTGAAACGTTTTCTCTTAGTAAGGTCTTATATAATTTGCCGACCCCCTTTTGTTTTAAAATAACAAGAACAGCTTCAAAGGTCTCGCCTTTTACTGAATGAATGGTGCCAATTTGATAATCACAATCAGCTAAATTCTTATTGCCAGTTCTAAAAAGCTCATCAAAAACCATATCTTTTTGTGAGTTCTTAATTTTGAGCACGATGTCAAGCTTATTATCCTTAATAACAGTATTTGCTCTATCTATCCATTCTCCAATTGTACAGTTTGTATCTGGGAGCTTTTTCATGAGATCATACATATTTTTTCTAAATTTTACGAAACCAATTTTCTCGATCTCACGCTCCAAATCGTTGGTTGAACAAAATTTACAACCTGTCAATGAACTTATAATCGCGTCTTGCATTTGACTAAATCCTTCCCTAAACTCGCCATTGCAAAAAAGATATTTGCTCTTCGCAAATTCTTTTGAGTAGAGACAATCTGTTTCCCATGGCTGATTGCCATAATCTATCTCGCCTAATCCTGTAATAGCATAATAAAGATTCTTACTTCTGAAAATAACAGCGACATTTTCTGGCGTCACATCAATATCATAATCTGCGCAAAGACCTTTAAACTCACAAATGAGTTCGCTGATTTTCTTGATATCATAAGTTCTCACTAAAGGAATAAATTTGCATTCTTTCACTTTTTCATCAATCGCTATTGATATATCTTGCAATGTTGACAATCGGTATGTACTATTACATATATTCTGAGAACTTCTTCTGTTTTCGTTAAGGATTATCGAGTTATCCTTCCACTCCTTGTATTTATTGATAAATAAATGAGGTTTAGCATCATGCCATTCGAAAATCGCTTGATCTGGATCTCCGACCAACATGATGTTCTCCAATCCATTATCTATTAGCAAATCAATGATCTTCATTTGAATTTCAGATGTATCTTGAGCCTCGTCAACCATAAAAAGAGGGAATCTGTGAATAATTGCTTTTGCTACCTTTGGATAATGTTCCAATATTTTCATTCCGAAATAATTAGCATCATCTTGATTTGCATAACCGGCCTTTAGCAACCTTTGTTTCGCGGTTGTTATATATTTATTGTTATGCCAATTCTTTGGCATAATGGTCCTATCAATTGGATAGAGTACTCCATTAATATCGTAAGTGAGATTTGGAAAAAAGCTGTCTGAGAAAGTATTGCCTAACCAATTTCCATGCGGTTCGCCCACCAGCATAGGTCGATTTTGACAACCGATGACCAAATGGCCGTAAGGAAGAAATATGAATTTATTTACAAAGCTATCAATTGTGCCTATAAAGTGTGGGTAGGGAATTGGTTTTCGGATTTTAAAATGTGTTGTAACTTGTCTCTCAATCTCCTGCCATGCTGCATTTGTAAAAGAGATAGTAGCAATTCCTTGATGATTTAATGACCATTTTGAGATCCTGTGTGCAAGCCTGGCAGCGACAGAATAGGTTTTACCACTTCCAGGACACGCTCGAACAACAAACTTTCCTTCTTTTTCAAAGACAACTTTTCTTTGACCTTCAGAAAGGGTATCAAACATCTATTCGCCCTTTACTACCCATTTGATTGCATCCTTAATATAGTTTGGTACAGTAAATGCATTTCTCAAATCGACATCGCTTTCTAATTTTACGGCAAGCCTATAAGATAGCTCTGTTTTGGCTTTGTTTGAATTAACCTTCTCAAGAAACTTATCAGCATGTTCTTCTATGGAACCCCCTTCTTCAATATTATCTACCGCATTTGGATGTATCTCTCTAAAAATGTTGAGCAGAACATCCTTATTATTTCCTGCTTTGAATAGTTCAATTTCAAACGTTTTTTCTGCCAATAAGACCTTCAGCAATCCTCTTTCAATCTCCTTAGCTTTGGCTGCTCTTGAAGAGATGCGTCCATCCTCTTTTCGGTCGTCATCTGTCAATATTGCACATCTACAATTCAGTCTACGGCTTGCGTCTTCGGAATTGAACAATTTCCCGAAGTGGTCGAAGGCAACGCCATTTACATTAACTATTTCGATCCCCTTCTTTTCAATATTGTAATCCACACCAACAATTTTAGAAAAAATTGGAAGCAAGAGGGCTTCTGATATTCCTTCGACGAGTATCACTCCATTCGCAAAGAACAATTGACATTTTGTAACATCAAGGAATTTTCTTAGATATTTCTTGTTGCTCTCATCCAAATTTGAATTCTTTATTGACAGTGATGAAATCTCCGAACTTTGTTCTTGAAGTACTATAAGTGAATCCAAGTTGGCTTTAGCTGTAATAGTAGGCGAATGAGAAGATACGAAGATCTGAAAGCCGACCTGATTCAATTTGTTTATATAATCAAAAAAAATATTTTGTAGCTGAGGGTGCAAATGGGCTTCGGGCTCCTCAATGAGGAGCGCTATATATGCTTCTCCCTCTAGTTCCTTTTGTCGTTTCAAATCGCCCAAAACTGTCGCAATATAGATGAGATTGTTATACCCGAGACCATTCTGACGTAGCTCAAAATACTTCTGGTTGTCTTCACTCCCTAAAACGTTTTCGTTATAAACTGGAGTCTGTATTCTGAGATTGTCCACAATCCTTTCAAACTCATATGGAAGGAAATCTATCTTCACATTCTGTTCTTTGCCAGATATTGTCGTCTCTTTTAGATGTTCATTTACCTTGTCTTTACCTTGCTTGATCAATTCATTCCATTCTTTATCATCACTAAGTACTTTACGAACTTTTCCCGATAGTGTATCCTGCATTTTCTCATCAGTCACGATCTTTAAGTACAATTCGCCTAACCTGTTGCCTCTAACGGGTCGCAAATAGTGTGCTGCGTCTCTCAGAGCGTCTAAATGTATAAAATAAATCAGGTCCAATACATCAGGAGTTATTTGCTGACCTTCTTTATCGCCTCCCCATACACTGTAGCGCACTCTCTTAAGGCCATTGCGTTCATCGATATAATACCGGAAATGTATTTGTAGCTCTTGCTTATCGTGTTCTCCAACAGAATAAAGGTCATGATATATTCCTGTTTCAACTTCATTTTCGATTTCAAAGTACAGGTGAAATTCTATATCACCTTTTGCAGCTTCGGGATTATTCTTATCTAAATGAAAATCACTTTCTGAAATCCATATATCTCGCTGTTGTCTTCCATAACTTAGGCAAACCCTCAAAGCATCCAAAACGGCGGTTTTCCCAGAGTTATTTTCTCCAATAAGAATATTGACGCCTTTATTGAACTCTATTGAGACATTCTTAATACATCTGTAATTTTTTATCTCTAATTTTCTCAGGAACATAGTATCCTCAGTCTCCCAGCTGTTGTTTTATGAAAATAGCAATTAATGCACGTCCGGTATTTGAATTTTTCTCGGATTCTTCATCTTGATTAAAGTGCTGTCCAACTAAATATGGAAGGCTCTCGCTTATACGCTAAAACCAATTGAGACGCTTGGTCACTCTAGATTAAAATGGGATGAGAGATTATTTGAAGTATACCACTATCCAGGAATCCAGACTTTCGGGCACATTGATGGTTATTTCTAGCAGATCGCAGTGCGCCAGGACAACATCGTACACGCAGAGTAAGCCCGTCAACGGTTAGGGAATCCGAAACACCGCGTAGGAAAGATAAAGCAGAACCGCAAGGCGAGCTGAGCCAACTGCTTCCCCGGGTCCGTGGCCAGCACCACGGCCAGCGGCGGCCAGGACGCAAAGTGCCACTGGAATTAACCATATTTCACATGAATTCTTCCTGACTGGGGATTTAAAATTTAGTAGTAAGCAGCTTTGTTCTAGATTATAATTGTCATAATAAATTACACAAAAAGCCTAGGTGCTTGGGTCTATTAGGAGCAATTAATGCCACAAGTTAGATCATCTAAGAAAAGTATCAAGAAAATAAAAGAGCACAAACCCAAGAATAAGAAATTAGATATTGGTTTTGTCAGAACTTGTGACTGCGCACCTAATCATATAAATTGCATGACAGCAAAAGACTGGTTGAAAAGTCAAATTGGTGTTTGGCAGTTCTTCTATGAGGGTCGAGATATTAGAAAGAAAGAGATACATCCTGCTACATTTCCAATATCACTTGCCAAAAAAGTAATTTCACTTTTCACGCACGAAGGAGAGCTTGTTTTAGATCCCTTTGTTGGAAGCGGGACAACCCTTGTTGCCGCTCAGGATTTAAATCGTAATGCCGTTGGTTTTGATTTACAGGATAACTATATAAAACTTTGCAAAGAAAGATTGGCTTCAAACAACCTATTTAACAAAGCTCAACAGATTCCTGTAAAAGATGATGCCAGAAATATAAACGAGTATTTAGAGCCAGAGTCAGTGAGTCTAATATGGACTTCACCACCCTATGCAAATCTATTAAACCGCGCTCGAAAGAATAAATCTAGGCGCGATAGGGATAATGGTCAACTAGGAAAAGTGGAACAATATTCACAAGACGAACGCGATTTAGGCACCATGGCTTTAGATGATTACGCCAAGGCCATGGGAGATATATACGAGAATCTATTGCCATTGCTTAAAGTTAAAGGTCATTGTGTGATAAACGTTCCAGATATGTGGTGGGAAAATCAGAGAATTACGATCCACGTCTCTCTTATCGAGGAATTACGAAAAAGAGGGTATGAATTGCGAAACATAATCATTTGGGACAGAACAAATATTGTTAATGGCATCGGAATCTTTGGGTGGCCGAACAACTATATAACTATGGGCGTGACTTTTGAGTATTTGTTAGACTTTTGGAGACCTCCTTCAGCTGCAAAAGAAACTGACTGAAAGCGGAGTGAAAGCTCATCAGAGAAACGATACTGGTTAGAGAAGATTGTTCAGAATTTTGGGTTTACAACCTAGCGAATAAACGTGACTGGTGGCACCGCACTCTGCCGGTAATGGAAAAATTCTTAAAAGGACTCTGAACATAATGAAAATCTATAGCAAAGAAACTCTCATTGTGGCACTTAAAGAAATAAGGGAAACAGGATGGATAAAGAATGCACGTCCTGGAAATGTAGGTGGGGTCGGAAACACATTAGAAGATTTACTTGGGATTGAAGAAAATAATTTACCTATTCCCAATGCTGCTGAATGGGAATTGAAGGCACAAAGAAAAGGAAATAAAAAAGGTGGAACAAGTTACACCACTTTGCTTCATAGTGAACCATCCCCTAGAGCATTACGATTTGTTCCCACAATCCTTTTATTGAAATACGGATGGCCACATCAAGAAGCCGGAATAAAATATCCGAAAGATGAAATGAGTTTTCGACAGACTATCAATGCAGCAAACCGAACGGATAGAGGTTTTGGTGTTGTAGTTGACCATGATAATCGGCGGGTGGAAGTATCGTTTGATTCTAGGAAGGTGCATCCGAGACACGAAGAATGGCTCGATTCCGTTCAAAAAAGAGTAGGGAATCTAGGTGAACTTAATCCACAACCTTATTGGGGTTTTGATGATTTATTCCACAAGGCAGGAACTAAACTTCTTAATACGTTTTATCTCAAAGCACAATCAAAACGTGTAAACGGGGAAGAATATTTTTTTTACGACGAGATATTCGTCTTAAAATCATTTGATTTAAATAAGTTTCTCACAGCAATAGAGACCGGAGAAGTTTTAGTAGATTTTGATGCGCGAACTGGTCACAACCACGGAACGAAAATGAGATGTAGAAATGATGTTTTGCCTACACTTTATGCAGAAGTACAAAAACTTTAAACAGACCGGGGTCGCGGTCGCAAGCTCCTCGCCAAGGATGAGAACCTCGAACCGCTAGGTTCACAGTCTCGTTACTTCATGAAATTGCACCATGCAAGGTGTGGTCTCTCAAATTGGCAGAGCAATGAAATTTACAGCTTTTTTGGAGCAAATCGCATGAATGAAATTGCCCAGTTATTAGTTTCTAGATGGTATATAGTAACGCCTATCATAATTATTGTCATAGTGATGATCTTTATTCTCATTCGGAGGGGTTATATAAAGCAGATTGATTTGTTTGGTATTAAGATTGATTTTCAATCTCATGACAATCAAAACTCTAGAGAAAAGACGGTTCCAAAACCTAACATCAAGAATTCTAAACAAGAAAATCAAGGTTCTATTGTTCAGGG